AAGAACAAGACAACTTGTTAGACCCTAGCAATCGTGCGTTTGAAGAAGGACAACGAGCAGCTATCACAGGTCAAAGGCTACAAGAAGGACCGCTAGGTAACATTGTATCTGACAGTGCTAAAGATTCTATCGATAAGTACGCACAGTTTATAAGACTGCCTAGCAGATTGTTATTAACTTCTGATGAGTTCTTCAAGCAGTTAGCTTATCGTAGAGCAGCTAGATTGAAAGCAGCTATGTCTGGTATTGAACAAGGAATCCGTGATCCTAGAGATTTAGCAGCTCATATAACAAAGACAGTAGACGGTATCGTTACTGAAGGTGGACGCATGATGTCCGAGGAAGGTCTTGTTAGAGAAGCTGGTATTATAGCAGACAAGAAAGGGCTGAAGGGTAAAGACAAAGCAGACTTTATTATTAAGTATAAAGACGACAACTTTAACCCAGACTCCTCCGCTTTGATGCAGTATGCTGCTGAAGAAGCACAGTATCTTACATTTACTAAAGAACTACAGGACAAGACATTAGGTAAGGTATTACAGGAAGCTACTAATAAACTACCCTATCTACGCTTGGTTATTCCGTTTGTTAGAACTCCAACTAATATCTTGAAGTTTGCATTTGAGCGTACTCCGTTTGTAGTAGCACTAAAGGAAGAAAGACAGAAGTTATTCAGCGAGTTTAATAGTCCTGATCCTATATTAAAAGCTAGAGCTAGAGGTAAAGCTGTTACAGGTGTAGCAACCGTAGGTGCTCTTATGGATGTAGCATTCAACAACAGAGAGTTTATAACCGGAGGTGGTCCTAGTAATGAGCGAGAGAAAGAGGCTCTTATGGCTACTGGTTGGAGACCCTACAGCATCAAGATTGGTGATACATATTACAGCTATCAAAGATTAGACCCAGTCGCTACTCCTCTAGGTGTTGTTGCTGATATAGTTGAGACAGGAGTTAGAGAAGAGAAAGACTTCAATGAAACTAATGTAGAACACATGGCTACTGCATTGATGTTAGCTCTTACTAGGAACGCTACCAATAAATCTTACTTAGCTGGTATTCAGATGTGGGCAGATGCTCTAGGTGATCCTGACCGTTATGTTGAGAAGTTAGGTAGAAACTACGCAGGCTCTTTTGTTCCTAATTTAATATCTCAGATGTCTGACTACGATACACAAGCTATCAAAGAAGCTAGGAGTGTAGCAGATGTTATGAAAAAGAAACTAGGTTTCCGTGGAAGCTTGGATACGAAGCGTAATGTTCTAGGAGAAGAGTACCAAGCGGAGCAGTGGATGGGTACAGGATTCATCAATCCAATACAACTATCTACTAAGAAAGATGATCCGATACTCAATGAGATGGCTAGTTTAAACCACGCTTTCAGACAACCAAGACCAGAGCTAGGGGGTCAGATTGACTTACTTGAATACGAAAACGACAAAGGACAATCAGCACACGACAGACGCTTAGAGTTGTTGAAGACTGTTAAGATCGGAGGTCTTACGCTAAGACAGGCGTTGAACAAACTTATCAAATCAAGAGCTTACCAAAACTTATCTCCTGAGTCTGAGCCTGGCTTACCTAGTCCTAGAATCGGTAAAATAAACAGCTTGTTAACCAAGTACAGAAAAGCTGCATTGCGGTCTACTTTACGGGAATATCCTGAGCTAGATAGACAGTATGCAAATCTCACTAGAGCTAAGGCTGGATTCAGAACTGGAATGCAAAGAGAAGATGTGCTTGAACTCCTAACTCAATAGTTAATAATATATTATCATGGCAACGACCTATGTAGACACCACCGCATCAGGCGGTCAAACAGACTTTGAATTTACTTTTCCTTACTTAGAAGACGAACATGTAAAGGTAGAGATAAACGGAGTTGCTACGACCGCATTTACCATTTCCACCACACCCACCCAAAAGGTCGTCTTAGACAGCGGTGCTACAGCGGGGGATCAAGTAAGAGTACGCAGACGATCCGCTCCTAACCAGAACCTCGTAGATTTTGTAAATGGTTCTGTATTAACGGAATCGGAACTGGACTTAGCTTATCGTCACAACCGTTATCTTGCTGAAGAGATAGCAGAACTGAACGATCAATCTCTACAGGTCGAAGCAGGTGGTACAGAGTGGGACGCTAAGAACTTACGCATACAAAATGTAGGAACTCCTACAGCTACTACAGATGCAGTAACAAAGATATATCTTGATAACAAAGTAGCTCAAGTATCTAGCGGTGCTACACAGCCTCCGTTGAAGTGGCAGTTTACAGGACTTTCAGGAGCTAACGGTACTTACACAGTAACAGGTGCTGAGGTCCAAGGTGATACAGCTTATGAGGTAAGCATTGACGGTTTAGTTAAAGAACCTGGTGTAGACTTTACAGTTGATCCAGACACAGACACACTGACTATCGTTCCTACTCTTAGTGGAGGTGAGGACATTGTAGTCATTCAAAGAGGGTTTGGTGTAGCTGTTACTGGTACAGTGGGTACTAGCTCGTTGGTAGATGGTAGTGTTACGACTTCTAAGTTAGCAGCAGGTGCTGTTACATCTGATAAGATAAGTACCACAGATACTAACTTTAATGTACAGTCAGACGGTAAAGTAGGAATAGGAGCTATTGCATCTGATAATATATTGGAGGTAACTTTTAACGAAGACAACAGTTCCGAGACTAATTATAGGAATGTTAACGGTATAAAACTTTTTAATACTAATTCAACTTCAGGTACTTTATCTGCTTTAAAATTTTATACACCAGGTTCAGCTTTAGGTATCGTCGGGGAAAGAATTACCGCTGACGAGATGAAGTTACATTTTATAAGTGAAACTTACGACGGTGACCCCAACTCAATTCTTACTTTATTATCTACTGGTCAAGTTGGGATTGGAACTAAGAGTCCTGCGTACGCTATTGATGTAGCTGGTGATCTTAACATTACAGGAGACTACAAAGTAAACGGTACGAACTTACAAACTGTACCAACCGGAACTGTATCTGCTTTTGCTGGTAGTTCTGCTCCTACTGGTTATTTACTGTGTGACGGTACTGCTGTTAATCGTACAACATACGCTGCTTTGTTCGGTGTTATATCTGATACTTACGGTGTTGGAGACGGTTCTACCACTTTCAATCTGCCTGACTTAAGAGGTCGTGTGATTGCAGGTATCGACTCCGCTAACAATGTACTGAACGACACTTCTTCTATAGATGGTACTGCTCTTGGTAATGTAGGCGGTGACGATGTACACACTCTTCTTGAAGCTGAAATGCCTAGTCACAGTCATAGTTATCTACGACCTAATGTGCTAACGATAGGGGCAACAGGCACTCCTTCAGGGAATTATGTAGATGGAGCGTCATCAGTATCAACAGGTTCCACAGGAAGCGACCAAGCACACAACAATGTTCAGCCGACAATCATCCTGAACTACATCATTAAGATTTAAGCGATGATTGAATCTATCTCTGGACTTCTTAACACCGTATTAGCTGTAGCCCTTGGCATTATCGGTTGGATTATTAAACGCATGATCGAACGGTTAGACCTAGGTGAAAAACGGATGACTAAGATAGAGGTAGAGTTAGCTGCTCAACGGGAAAGAGATAGAGCTGTTGAAGATCGGATAGCCAAGGTAGAGGTAGCACTTAAAGAAGTTCACAACAAACTAGATCGTATGATGGAGGTATTAGTAAAGAGATGAAAAGAGGATTATACGCAAACATTAACAGACGAAAGAAACTAGGCATCAGCCGTAGTAAGAAGAAGTCTACCATTACACCTAAAGCTTACGCTAATATGAAGCGTGGGTTTCCGAAGAAGTAACGATGCCTTATTCACAATACAGTCCTAAACAGAAACGCCTAGCTGCTGTAGCGGGTGATAAGAAAAAGATAACACAAGCTGACATCGTTGCGTTAAGAAGGCGTGGTGTTACTCTGAAGAGTCGTAATGGCAAAAAAGCGTAAAGGTGTATCGTTATCCCTCGGTAGAGGTGAGAAGTCCCGTAAGGGTGGGTTGACTGCTAAAGGCAGAGCTAAGTACAATCGTGCTACTGGTTCTAATCTGAAAGCTCCTCAACCTGGTGGCGGTCCTAGAAAGCGTTCCTTTTGTGCACGGATGTCAGGAGTCAAAGGACCTATGAAAGACAGTAAAGGTAGACCAACAAGAAAAGCTTTAGCGTTGCGTCGTTGGA